ACAGTAGAAACTACACATAACATTAACGAGTTCAATATAAAAGATGTCTTTAAGCTTAAATAGTAAGTACACACCTTTATTTAATAACGATAACAGATACTACATTGTAACTGGAGGTCGAGGATCAGGTAAGTCTTACACTATTAATATGTTCTTACTTGCTTTAACTTATGAAGCAGGACATACTATTCTATTCACACGTTACACATTAACATCTGCTCACGTTTCAATCATTCCTGAGTTCTTAGAAAAGATAGAACAGTTAGAAAATCACAATGACTTCCACATCACAAAAGATGAGATTGTAAACCTGAAGACAGGTAGTAAGATAATCTTCAAAGGGATTAAAACAAGTTCAGGTACTCAAACAGCATCTTTAAAATCATTAGCAGGTGTTACTTGTTGGGTATTAGATGAAGCTGAAGAGTTAGTTGATGAAGATATATTTGATAAGATAGACTTATCTATTAGAGCAAAGAACAAGCAGAACAGAGTTATATTAGTACTCAATCCTGCAACAAAGGAACACTTTATTTATCAGAAGTTCTTTGAAAGCAAAGGAGTAGAAGCAGGTAGTAACTTAACTAAAGGAGATACAACTTACATTCACACTACTTACTTAGATAACGTAGAAAACCTTTCACAATCATTCTTAGACCAAGTAGAAGATACAAAGAAACGTAGACCTGAGAAGTATAAACACGCTATTTTAGGGGGGTGGTTAAACAGAGCCGAAGGTATTATATATACTAATTGGAATGTAGGAGAGTTCCCTAACACAAATGATACAGTATTTGGACAGGATTTTGGATTTAGTCAAGACCCTACAACATTAATAGAAACTCATATAGATACATCTAAGAAGGTTATTTATGCAAGGTTACACGTTTATAAAGCAGGTTTAACTACATCAGAGATAGCACAATTAAACTATAAGTTTGCTCAAGATAGATTGATAGTTGCTGATTCAGCAGAGCCACGTTTGATAGCAGAATTAAAAGCAAAGAAACTAAACATTGTACCAACGATTAAAGGTGCAGATAGTGTTAAATATGGTATTAGTTTGATTCAGGATTACGATATGATAATAGATGAGGGTTCTATTGATTTAATCAAAGAACTAAACAATTATTGTTGGTTAGAAAAGAAGAGTGAAACTCCTATTGATAAATTCAATCACGGACTGGATGCACTACGCTATGCAGTAGCTTATCAGTTAGCTAATCCAAACAGAGGAAACTACGCGATATGGTAGAGCATATACACATAAATAAAATGATAGCATTATGCGAAAGCTATCTAAAAGATGTTAAAGGTTATCAGGGTAAGATAATATTTAATCAGACAATTACACACGCAATACAAAGACAACAATTAAAGATACAGTTTCAGTTATTAGGCGAGTTATATTCAGTAGCAAAGAAATATTATGAAGATAAAGATAAAAGTACCAAGTGATCTAAGTGAGATTACGTTATACGATTACCAACGTTATATGAATGTGATAGATAATTCTAATGATGAGTTATTCATTGCACAAAAGACAGTAAGTATATTTTGTAATATATCACTACAGCAAACACTACAGATAAACATAAACGACATTTACAGCATCGTAGAACACTTAAAAGATGTATTCAATAGTAAACCATCACTACAGCAAAGAATCACGTTTAAAGGTCACGATTTAGGTTTTATTCCAAAGTTAGATGATATTAGTTTAGGAGAGTTAATTGATTTGTCTAACAGCATTAACGATGTTCAAAAGTTACATATTGCAATGGGTGTTTTATACAGACCAGTTAAAGCTAAGTTTAAAGATATGTACGAGATAGAAGATTACAATGCTGATGAAGGAATAATGGAAGTGATGAAGAGTTTACCTTTAGATGTAGTTTTTGGAGCTATGCTTTTTTTTTATCATTTAGCGAACGATTTACTAAAAGCTATTCCGAAATATTTAAAGGAGAGAGTAACGGAAATGAGTACTCACTTGAAGCACAGTTCGGAGGTAAATGGGGTTGGTATCACGCAATCTATCGACTTGCTAACGGAGATGTTACAAGATTTAACACTATTACCAAGTTACCTGCAACACAATGCTTAACTATGCTTATGTACGAGAATGACAAAGCAGAAGTTGAAAAGGAAAGAATGAGTAATACAAAAAGATAATTTCAAGGTTAATAAAGTATGGTTAACTATTACGACATAACAACTAAAATAAGAACGTACTTTGAGAATGAAGTACTGATTAAGAAGATTACAAAAGGTGGTTTAGATGATATTGCAAACGCTAAACGTGAAGAGTATGCTTTAGCACATTTGATAGTAAACCAATGTAATCCACAAGATAGTTCATTAGTGTATAATGTATCTGTTATTGCTATGGATATAGTTGATATAAACAAAGCTGAGACTACAGATAACTTCAGAGGTAATGATAATGAAGATGATGTCTTAAACTCGATGTTGACTGTATTGGTTAGGTTTTACGAAAGACTAAGAAGAGGAGATCTATTTAGTGATTTGTACCAAGTAGGAGCAGGAGTTACTATCGAGCCATTTACAGATAGGTTTGAAGATAAGGTTGCAGGTTGGACAATTACAATGGATATAATCGTTCCTAATGGTGTTAGTATATGTTAGACAAAGAAGAGGTACAAGAAGTAATAGATAAGTTCAGGAAGTATGTCGTACAACAAAGTAGGTCAAACCTCACTAAACAAAAGAAGAACGCAAGTAAGAGCCTTTATAATAGCATTAAGGGTGTTTCTAAGGTTAATCCTAATTCTATTAGCTTGTACTTTGAAATGGAAGAGCATGGTATCTATCAAGATAAAGGTGTTAAAGGTAAAACAAGTTCTACTAAAGCACCTAACAGTCCTTTTAAATTTGGTTCAGGAACAGGTAAGAAAGGAGGATTAACTCAAGGAATACAAAAGTGGGTAAAACAAAAAAGGTTTCAATTTAGAGATGAGCAAGGTAGGTTTATGAGTTACAATTCAACAGCATTTTTAATTACAAGAAGTATTTATAATAAAGGATTAAAGCCAAGTTTATTCTTTACTAAACCATTTGAGAAAGCATTTGATAGGTTACCTGATGAATTAGTAGAAGCATACGGATTAGATATAGAAAAATTATACGTTAAGAAATGATAAACATATTTACAAGAAGCCCATTTATAGTAGAGATAGACGAAGCAGGTCAACTATCAACAACTGTTAAATTATACATCTGGAACAATGGTGCATCACAACCAACAGATCCAACTTATACATTAACTAAGTTGATTCCCAGTTCAAATGTTACTGCTACTTATTACGATGTATCAAATTACATTAGAGAGTTCATCTCATTCAATAAAGTTAATGATGGTACTTATCCATCTTTTCCTACTAATATAGGTAACTCAGAAAGAACACAATTCACAAACGTAATAATAGAACGTTATAAAAATATAGGTGCAGGAGATGTGTTAGTAGATACAACTACTTATTTAGCATTTGATGGTTATACACCATACGAAAATGGAAGTAATTATGATTATGGAGATATACACTTAGCAGAGGGGACTTACTATTATTACGATGATGGGCAAGGTGCATTAGGTAACTTAGAATATGATAGAGCAGTTTCAAGTGTTAGAGTGTTAGAAGATTCTTTAGTGTTAACAGCTTATTATACTAACTTAGATACAGCAGCAACTTATTCAGAAGCATTATTAGCAGAGCCATCTAATGTTCCATTAATCTATAAAAACTACTATGGAGATTCAGTAAGGTTAGAGATAAAAGATGCGAGTTTAAACGTATTAGCAACTTATGTTAGTGTACCTGTTACTGATTGTAAATACACAGTGAATAGAATAGACTTTGTAAATAAATATGGAGCATATCAAAGAGAATGGTTTTTTGGTGCATCTTATGACTATGTAGATTCTACTTCTAAGGAGTTTATGAATAAGCAATCAAGCCTATCTAACTACTCTACTAATGAGGGACAGATGAAAGAGTTCAACATTAATGGTGTTAAACGTATCAAAGTAAATACAGGGTGGGTAGAAGAAAGCTACAAAGAAACTATTGAAGAGATGTTGATGAGCGAGAAGATACTTGTTAATGGTTACCCTGCAAAGTTAACAACAAAGAACGTAGAGAAGTACAAGAACATAAACACTAAGCAAATAAATTACGAATTAGACTTTACATACAATTATCAGTTAATTAATTCAGTAAGTTAATGAGGAAAGTTAGTATATATATAGAAGAAACAAGGGAGAGTAATAACTATTCAGAACTGGAGTTGTTTAAAGATGAAGAAATCAACATTAATTTATCAGTACAGAACGTTAAAGATATCTCAAAAGTATTCACAGACTTCACGCAATCTTTTACAGTTCCTGCATCTTCTGTTAACAATAGTTTGTTAAGACATTACTATGAGAATGCAGTTGATTTAGATTTAGCTGAATGGGATAATAGATTAAGAATAAATGCCTATATTGAGATTAACAGAATACCATTTAGGAATGGTAAAGTAGAGATTGAGAAAGCTAACATTGTTAATGGCAGAGTTGAAAGTTACACCATCACTTTTTATGGTAACTTAGTTAACTTAAAAGAATTGATTGGAGATGCTTTATTAAGTGAGTTAGACCTAAGTAATATAAGCAATCCCTATAGTTACTCAGATGTAAAAGAAAGGGTGTTTAATTACACTACAGATTACGATGTACGTTACCCACTTATAACATCAGATAGAATTTGGACTTATGGAGATAGTACAAGTACAGATGTTAGTATAAATGGTGGTGCTATAAACTACACAGAGTTGTTCCCTGCTGTTAAGGTTGCTAAAATATTAGAATCAATAGAGAATACTTATGGTATTACATTTAGTGGTTTATTCTTAACTGATAAAAGATTTACAGATTTATTCCTATGGTGTAAAAATTCAGAGTCAAAAAGTAATACATTACAAAATCAAAAGATAGACTTCTTTAGTAAGAGTGGAGATACAGATGTATTTAATTTAGACTTAAATACTGATATTATTTCTATTAGAGGTGCGAGTTTAACAAATCTTAATAGGTTAGTATTAAATTTAGCTGTAACATCAATTTCAAGTACAACAACACCTTTTACAGTAGAAGTTTACGATAAAGGTGTATTATTAAAAACTATTACAAGAACTGGAGCAGTTGCTTTTAACGTTATTGAAGAATGGATTACAGCAACAACAGAAAAAGATATATCTTTAAGGGTACGTTCAGACGCTACTATTGATATTCAATTCTCTTTAGATTATAAACTTTTTGAGTGGTTTGATGGAACTACACAAATAGCAGAGCAAGAGAGTGCAGATGCTAAACAATTATCTGTGACTAATACAGTTGATTTATCTTTATTGATGCCTGAAATAAAAGTTACTGATTTCTTAAGTGGTGTATTAAATCAATTTAACTTAACATTAACTCCAACATCTTATAATAGTTTTCAGTTAGAGCCTTTAGAATGGTGGTATCAAAAAGGTGCAGTAGTAGATATTACTAACTATGTAGATGAATCGAGTGTAGATATTAAAAAAGTTCCATTATATAAAAGATTATCATTTGAACACGAGCAAAGTCAATCAGTTTTAAATAGACAATTTTTAGCAGACAACAGGGTTGAATATGGAGACTTCTCTGAATCATTTAGTTATAATGGTGATGAATTTAGTATTAAATTACCATTTGAAAATCTAAAATTTGAAAAGTTTAGTGGTACAGATTTAACAGTTGCTTACTCACTAAAAGAGAAAGACTTTACTACATACACGCCAAAACCTACATTACTTTATATGTACGAAAATAAAGCTGTTAATGGTAGTGGTTTAAAGATGACTGATGGAATAGGTACTTTTGACACATCAACTACTTATATGCCTTTTGGACAAGATGTATATTACAACAATAATGAATACTCTCTAAACTTTAGTGTAGAAACATCAACATTATTAGAGAAACCAATAGGTCGAACAACTTACGATGTTTATTATAGACCTTATATAGAGAATTTATTTAGCTATAAGAATAGGTTAGTAAGTGTTAAAGCTATATTTCCCTTATCATTAATTACAGGTTTAAAGTTAAATGATAGATTAATAATTAGAGATAAACGTTACACTATAAACGATATAGCTACAAACCTAACAACAGGGGAGGTTCAACTCGAATTACTGAACGATTTCAGAAAGGTTGCTAATGACAGTCCTGAAGTGTTTGATGGAACAGTTACAAGTGTAGAGTTGCCAGTTTTACCTTTGAATCAAGCTGCTACTGTAAACTTATCGACTACTACAGCAGGTGTTACTTTTAGTCAAACTTCATTTGAAACTGAATCTTATGTTACGATTACTATACCAACTAATCCAACAACAAGAACAGATTTAATTTCTGAAGATGCTTTATACGATATTATTTCTGAAGATGGTTTTGAGATTATAAACGAGGGAGCAGATTTTAATGTTATTCCTATAGAGTATGACCATACGTTACAAAATGGAGATAGTGAGGTTTATTATACATACATAGTACAAGAAATATGATACAATTAATTATACAATTATTAGCATTAGATGAGTTTTATGGTGTATCTAAGAATATAGATATAGCAAAAGGTGTTAATGCTTTACCTAAAACAAAAGATATTATAAAAACTATTAAAAGAAGAACAGCCAAATGAATGAAAGAGTAGTATTTATTAATGTAAAGGATAATGCTGATGAAGCTAAAGGTAATTTTGATGAGTTAAATGATGAAATTAAAGATACTGAAAAGACCACAGAGGGTGTAGCAGATAATACAGCTAAAATAGAAAAGTCAAGTAAAGGTGCTACAAAAGGTTTAAAAGGTGTAGGTAGTGCTGTTAAAGGATTAGGTTTAGCATTTAAAGCGTTAGGTATAGGTTTAATAATCTCAGCATTTGCAGTATTAAAAGATATATTTACACAAAATCAAAAGGTAGCAGATACTTTAAACACAGTATTTGAGACAATGTCTATCATATTTAATGAGGTTACAAGGGTAGTAGTTTCTGTATATGAAAGTGTAAGAGAAGCAACTGGGGGATTTGATGCTTTAGGTAAAGTAATGGGTGGTTTATTAGACTTAGTAATAGCACCATTTAAAGCTACTTTTTTTGGTATTAAGTTAGCTATTCAGGCAGTTCAGTTAGCTTGGGAGCAATCAGTATTTGGAGATGGAGACCCTAAAACAATAAAGAATTTAAGAAAAGAAATAGAACTAACAAGACAGGATTTAGTTGGTGTAGGTCAAGATGTAATTAAGGCAGGAGGTCAAATAGTAGATAATTTTGTAGAAGCAGTTGGAGAGGTTGGTAGTATAGTTACAGAAACAGCTAAAGGCATTACTGATATATCTGTTAAAGCAGCATTTGAACAAGCTAAATTGAATGTAGAAATACAAAACCAAGCGAAGATAGCAGCAGCACAGCAATCATTACTAATAGAGAAGTACGATAGACAAGCTGAAAAGTTAAGACAAATAAGAGACGAAGAACGTAACACTATTGATGAAAGGATCAAAGCTAATGATGATTTAAGAGAGGTATTAGATAGTCAAGAGAAAGCTATGTTAAGAGCAGCAGATATGCAAGTAAAAGCTGCAAGGTTTGAGTTCGAAAAAAACAAATCAATAGAGAATAGAATCGCATTAATAGAAGCACAATCTAATAGAGAGGGTGTGTTAGCACAAATCGAGGGTTTTAGGTCTGAACAGTTAGCAAATGATTTAGCTTTAGATAAGGAAAAGATTGAACTTGTAAATGCAAAAATAGATGCTGAACAAGAACTATCTATGAATGAAAAGAGATTTGTAGCTGAAAGGATTGAAGATGAGCAAATGAGATTAGATGAACTAATCAGAATAACTCAAGAAGAAAAGCTATTAGAAGAGGAAAGGTTACAGAATAAAATAAACCAATATAAGCAAGGTACTCAGGCAAGATTAGATGCTGAGATAGAATATTTAACAACTAAGCAAGAATTAGACCAACAGCTAATAGAATTAGAAACTCAAAAAGCAAAGAAACAAGAGCAGATTGAGATGGATTTAGCTGAAGCGAAGAAGAAATTAACTTATGATTCTTTGAGTGCTGTTAATGATTTACTTGGTGCATTTGCAGGGGAAAACGAGAAACAACAAAAGAGAGCATTTGAGATACAGAAAGCAGTAAGTATAGCACAAACTATTATAGATACTTATAAGGGCGCACAGGCTATTTTTGCAAGTGCTGCTGCTAATCCAAGCACAGTATTATTTCCTGCACAGCCATTTATCACAGCAGGTTTAGCAATCACAGCAGGTTTAGCAAACGTCAAAAGAATTGCATCAACTGAATTTAATTCGAGTGGTGGTGGTGTAGGTAGCCCATCAGTTCCAAATGTAGCAGGTAACACTTCTACACAACAACTAAGCACACCTAATTTTAACGTGGTAGGTGCTACAGGAATATCACAAACTGAAGAACTACAACCAGTCAAAGCTTATGTAGTAAGTGGAGATGTAACAACAGCACAAGCATTAGATCGTAATAGAATACAAAACGCAACATTTTAATAAAATAAGGTTATAATAGTATGGAAAAACTACAAAACATTGAACTAACAATAGGAGATGAACAAGAAGATGGAGTATTCGCTGTATCACTTGTTGAAAAACCTGCAATAGAAAAGGACTTTATTGCATTATCTAAAGAAGAAATTAAGCTAAAAGTTATTGATGAAGATAAACGAATAGTTGTAGGTTTTGCATTAGTTCCTGATAAGAAGATTTATAGAAGAATTAAAGATAAGGAATTTAATGTGTTCTTTTCAAAAGATACTGTTAGAAAAGTTTCTGAGTTATATATGAAGAACTTAAACCTTAATAAATTCACAGTTGAACACGAAAAGAATGTTACAGGAGTGAATGTTATCGAATCTTGGATAGTTGAAGATCCTAAAAACGATAAAGCTAATTTATACAACTTAGAGCCTAAAGGTGGCGAATGGGTAATGATGTCAAAGATATACAACGATGATGTATGGAATGATATTAAGAACGGAGACTACAAAGGATATTCTATTGAGGGTAAATTTGATGGTTTACAAGATTTAGAAATGAGCGATGAAGTAGAATTAAAAAGCTATAACGACTATCCAAAAGCAGCAAGTAATAATGCAAAGACAGCATTAAGATATGCAGAAGAGAATGGGTGGGGTTCTTGTGGTACTTCAGTAGGTAAACAAAGAGCAAACCAATTAGCTAAAGGGGAAGCGATTTCAGAAGAAACTATTTCAAGAATGGCATCATTTGCAAGGCATAAACAAAACTCAAAAAAAGATTTAGGAGATGGTTGTGGACGTTTGATGTGGTTAGCTTGGGGAGGCGATGCAGGAATTAATTGGGCATCTCGTAAGTTAGAGCAAATCAAGAAAGAGAAAACAAAGTTAAGTGAAGATAGTGAGCGTGAAGAAACTATTGAAGCAATTAAAGACTTTTTAAAAAGTATATGAGTAAATTTAACTTTACACAAAGGTATTTAGATAGTGCATCTATAGATGATACAGATGGTGTTATTTTAGATGTAGTTGGTAGTGATGTACCTAAAAGAGTACCTTATAATAACTTTATTACTTCAGGTAGTGGATATTGTGGTTACTCACATACAGGTGCATTTGCAGGTAAACCATTATCAAACAATTATGTATGGGAAGCAGGGTCTGGTATTAATTACACTCAAACCGATGTAGATAACGCATTGTACAAAGTTCTATCATTAGATAATGCAGTTCATTTAGCAGTAGATAATCCTTATTGGACTACACCTGATGTTACAGGAGAGCCTAACGTAGGTTTATTTAATGGATATGCTTTACCTCCAAATGTAGACAGTTTATTTGATTACACTTATGACTTTGATACTGAATATCCATCTTCTACAGGTACAGGATTTGAGGGTTCAACAGGTAGGATAAAATTGAATGATTTGCAGTATGGAGACCAATTAAGAGTAAGGTTTGATTTTAACGTTATTCCACAAATAGCAAATACAACGATTGAACCTGCTTTATGGTACAGTAATAGAGATGATAATGATAACATCACATTTACTTTTCCTTTAACAACATCTCCTGTATTTTTTGGTGGTGGTACTGTAGGAAACACTTACTTAAATAGGGTAGAAATATCTGCGTGGGTAATAAGTAATGAAGATGTAAATGCTTTAACACTACCTGCAATTAAATCAGATAATCCTATAATTATACAACCTTTAGGGTTGTTAGTAACTGTAATTAGATAGTATGAGTATAAAGATAAAAAGAAACGAGGCAGGGAATTGTATTACATTTGAGGGTAGTTCAAATCCTGTGTATTGGAATAGCTGTCTAAGTGGAGAGATAGATTCATCAGATAATACTTTAGTCAATGTAATAAATGATATTAGGACTGCACAAAGTGGTACACCATTTTATGAGTTTTTCAGAATACCTTACACAGATTTTTTAGATGCAGATGGTAATTCATTTTCTAATGCTCAAGATTGTGTTGACTACATTAATCAAGAAGCTAATGTTTTAGAAGCTACATTAGCAGGTTTTTTAAATTTAGAAAATGTTTCAGGTACAAATGATAAAGTTGATTTAACAAGTGTAACAAGTCAAGAGAAAATTGGAGGAGGTATAAAATTTACAGCAGGTAGTAACATTCAATGTGGACAGCCTGTATTTTACAATTATAGTTCTACAGGTGTAGTTACAGCAGTATCAGCAGGTACTTTACCATTACAACACGATTACATAGGAATAGCTTTAAAAACAGTTACAGCAGGTGAATCAGTAAACGTATTAACTAAAGGTTTAGTAACAGCAAGAAGAGATACAACTTATTTAACATCAGCAGAAACTGTAATTCTAAACAATACATCAAATAACACTACAAGGAACTTGACTAACTCTACAACTTTTGTAGATAGTGGAGATACAGGTGGGGATTACACGAGTAACGAAAACTATAGTATCACTTTTGATGCACAAGCAGGTTACACAGTAGATATGATAGTTAATGATTTTCAGTTTGAACATACAACGTATAGAATGTACGACAGGTTAGGTATTCAAGGGTCTAATGATGGTGTAAACTTTAATAATTTAAGTGTACAATGGTTACAAAAATCAGCTACATCTACACCTACTTGGAGTACATCGTTTTATGGTAGTAATGCTTGGAATAGTACAGGTGCTGATAATGGTTATATTTTACCTAAAGATACATCTAGAGCAATTTTATTATCAAGTGGTACGTTCCCTGTAACAGTTAATACAGGTTATAGATATATAAGATTTTATTTTAGGTCAGATAGTAGTGCTAATGATGATGGATGGGACATTACATTACAACCTAACACACCTTATTCTTCAAACGTAGAATCAGTTGCAGAGGGAACTACGTTATATTTAGATAGTACAGATTTCACAAAAGTAACCACAGATGATACATCTCAAATAGTTGTAGGTTATTGTGCCTATAATGATGCTGCGAATGATAGCATATTTTTAAGAATATAAATTAATAAAAAATGAGAATACAAGATTTAACAGAATTAACAAGTTTAGCAGATACTGATTTAATAGTAGTAGATGACTATCAAAGTGCAGGAGTTTACAAAACTAAAAAAATAACGGTTGCTAATTTAAAGAGTGAGTTAGGTTTACCAAGTAGGGTATTATATGCAAATCTTAATCAGTCAGGAACTGATGCGCCTACTATGACAGTAATTAAAAATACTTTAGGTTACACACCTACGTTTACTTATGATGGTGTTGGTGATTATACTATGAGTTTTAATGAAGCTATAAGTGCATCAAATGCTATTTTAACAGCAGGTTATAATATATACCCTTACATTACAGCTATACGATTATCGGGTGGTGGTGTTAAGATAGACACATACAGACGTTCTTCGGGTACAGCAGACGGAATATTAGTTAACGCATCAATTAAATTAGAAATATATGAATAAAAAAGTAAGCCCAAAAGGAGGGAAAAGAGGGTGCTTGTGTAAAGATGGTAAGTACTCTAAAAAGTGTTGTGATGGAGAGTTAAAATCTCAAGGAATAGGCAACATTACAAGTACAGGATTAGAGACTGTGACACAAACAGAAGTAAACGGAACTCGCTCAAGAACAAGGGTTTCAGGTTAGAAATTACAACAAAAATTAATAAATAGGTTATATAAGTATGAAAAAGGAAGTAATAGAAGCAATTAACACATTAAAAGTTTTCTTAGGAATGGAAAAACAAGAAGAGGTTGTTAAGTTAGCAGAGCAAATGAAGTTAGACAACGGTACTATTATCGAAGTTGAATCTTTAGAAGCAGGTGCTGCTGTAGCAATCGTAAATGAAGATGAGCGTATTCCTTTACCAAAAGGAGAGTATTCATTAGAAGATGGTCGCGTTTTAGTGGCTAATGAAGATGGTGTTCTTTCTGAGGTTAAAGAGATGGAAGCTGAAAAAGAAGAAGAAAAAGAAATGAAAGAAGTAGAAGAAGAAGCTCCAATGATGAGTGAAGAGCCTGTTAAAGAGGCTAAGAAAGTAGTAGAATCTACTGTTAAAGAAACTTACTTTGAAGAGATTGAAAAGTTAAAAGCTGAAAACGAAGAGTTAAAAGCTAAAATAACTGAACTTTCAAAAGTAGAAGAAGTTAAAGAAGAAGTTGAACTTTCTGAAGAGCCTAAACCAATCAAAGCTAATCCTGAAAACAAAACAGAAAAGGAAGCTATCAGATTTGGTAAACAAGGTAAATCAAAGATTTCATCAATTTTAGAAAAAGTATATAATTAATAATTAAATAAAAATGGCAACAACAACATCAATTACAACATCTTATTCAGGTGAACATAGTGGAAAATGGATTTCTGCTGCTTTATTATCAGGTGTAACTTTATCAAATGAGTTAATCACAATTATGCCTAATGTTAAATTTAAATCAGTAGTATCTAACTTAGTTAGTGCATCAGGTTTAGCAGACGCATCTTGTGACTTCACAGCTACAGGAACAGTTACTTTAACTGAAAGAATTTTAGAGCCTAAGTCTTTACAAGTAAATAAGCAACTTTGTAAAGCTGATTTCAGAGACACTTGGCAAGCAATCGAAATGGGTTATTCTGCTCACGATGTTTTACCTAAGTCTTTCGCTGATTATTTATTAGCACACCAAGTAGAGCAAGTTGCTGCTGACATCGAACAGCACATTTGGAATGGAGATGCAGGTAACTCAGGAGAGTTCAACGGATTTATGACATTGTTAACTACAGATGCTGATTTACCAGCTGCTCAAGAGGTTGCAGGAACTACTTTAACTGCTGCTAACATTATCACTGAAATGGGTAAAGTTGCTGATGCTATCCCTTCAAGATTATACGGTAAAGAGGGATTAAGAATTTACGTTTCTCAAAACGCTATGAGATTATACGTTAGAGCATTAGGAGGATTCGGAACTTCAGGATTAGGTGCTAACGGTGTTGATGGTAAAGGTACTTTATGGTATCAAGGTGGTGAATTAATGTTTGACGGTATCCCAGTAGTAGTAGCTAATGGATTGACTGCTGACCAAATGTTAGCTTCAACTAAAGAGAACTTATTCTTTGGAACTGGTTTACTTTCGGATCAAAATGAGTGCAAATTGCTAGATTTAAGTGATATTGACGGTTCAGAAAATTGTCGTATCATTATGAGAATGACAGCAGGTGTTCAGTACGGAAATGTTTCTGATATCGTAACTTACGGAATCACTAACTCTGCTAACTAATATTAATAATAATTAATTGAAGAGGGGAGGTAAAGTGCCTTCCCTTTTTTTGTATAACTTTAAAAATATTTAAAAATGGCTTGTTTATTATCTATGGGTAGAGCTGAATCGTGTAAAGACTCAGTAGGTGGATTAAAGAACATCTACTTTGCAAACTTTGACATTGAAGCTTCTGATATTACCTACGATGCAACAGATACTGATTTGATTACAGCAATTACAGGTATTTCAAACCTTTACAAATTTGAATTGAAAGGTAACTCTACATTCGTTCAAAATATTAACTCATCAAGAGAAAATGGTACTACTTTCTTTGAGCAAGTATTATCATTAGAATTGAAGAAGCAAGATGTTGCTACAACAAAAGAAATTAAAATACTTTCTTACGGACGTCCTCACGTTATCGTGGAAGGGAATGATGGTCAATATTTCATTGCAGGATTGTTAAGAGGAATGGATTTATCGGCAGGATCTATAGAGTCAGGAGCATCACTTTCTGATTATAATGGTTATAAAATTACCCTAACTGGGCAAGAAAAAACACCTGCAAATCACTTAGACTGTACAACTGAAGCTGCTTTAATCACTTTGTTTGATACAGCAACAATCGTAACTTCATAATTACTCATAATTGTTTGTTTAGCCCTCACTTTAGTTAGTGGGGGTTTTTTATTTAAAAACAAAATAGCAACATTTAGGTTTATATAGTATGATAGTATTAACAACATCTACAAGTTTACAAAGTTTTAATTTTATTCCAAGAACAGGAACGCAACCAACTGTTATGTTAATTACAGATGAAGAAACTAATACAACTGAAAATGTAACCATTTCAAGCTATGTAGTAGATACTTACTTTGATACTATTACAGCTACTTTTAACTTAAAAGAGGGTAGGTATTACACAGTAAGATTGCAAAACTTTGATAGTGATGAGTATTTACAAAGTGATGATTTCAGTTTCTTATTGACAAGTCAAAATGATAGAATAGGAATTGATGGTTACGATGGTACAACTGAGGTTATGTATGTAGGTAAGATATTCTGTACAGACCAAACTACAGATTATTCAGTTAATAGTGGGCAATACCAACAGAAGAACAGCACAAATGACTTTTTATATTTATAGAATATGAGTGATAATTTAAAGATATTTTCGTTAGCAGAACACGAAAGACCTGAGATAATAGAGGATAAAAGAAAAGACTGGGTAACTTGGGGAGATGAAAATAGCTATTTCGAGTATTTAATGGATAGATACAAGAATAGCACAACCAACAATTCCATAATTAACTCTATTGTTAGGTTAATGTATGGTAAAGGATTAGGAGCAAAAGATGCTAATCGTAAAACAGAAGAGTATGCACAGATGATGTCAATTTTTAGTAAAGTTGACGTTAGGCAAATGTGTTACGATTTAAAACTATTTGGTAAATGTGCTATTCAAGTACATTATTCTAAGGATAGAAAAAAGGTAGCTAAAGCATATCATATACCTGTTAACTTGTTAGCACCTGAAAAGTGCAACGAGGATGGAGATATAGAAGCTTATTACTATAGTGATAATTGGCACGATGTAAGAAATTACGAGCCTAAAAGAATACCTGCATTTGGCACTTCAAAAGAAAGTGTGGAAATACTTTATGTACAGCCTTATTCAGCAGGAATGAAATACTTTGCTCACGTTGACTATCAAGGTGGTGTAGATTACGCTTTATTAGAAGAAGAGATTGCAGATTACTTGATAAATGAGGTTCAGGGATCTTTTTCTGGGAGGATGTTAATCAATTTCAATAATTCCAAGCCCACTGATGAACAACAAAACTTAATACAATCTAAGGTTATTCAGAAGTTAACAGGGAGCAAGGGACAAAAAGTAATAGTATCTTTTAACGATGATAAAGATAGTGCTACAACTATTGATGATATACCTTTAAATGATGCAGCAGAGCAGTACTCTTATTTGAGTGAGGAGGCTATGAGAAAGATAATGTTATCACATTCGGTAACATCTCCGTTAATCTTTGGTATTGCATCGACTAATGGATTCTCAAGTAATGCTGATGAGTTACAAAATAGTTTTGTGTTGTTCGATAATATGGTAATTAGACCATTTCAGGAAATGTTATTAGATGCTTTTGATGAGGTGTTATCGTACAATGGTATTAAGTTAGATTTATACTTTCAAACATTAAAACCTTTAGAGTTCGGTACTGATGAGAATAGTCAAGAGGTTAAAATGTCAAGTGAAGAAGTTGAAGAGAAGTCAGAACTTGAGTTGTACTTAGATGAAATAGGAGAAGATATTACAGATGAATGGCAGTTAGTTGATGAAAGGGATGTTGATTACGATTTAGAAGATGAATTAGATGATGAATTACTACCTAAAGAAAGTTTATTATCTAAAATAGTGAATTTTGCATCCACAGGTACTGCAAGACCTAGGTCTAAAAGTTTTCAAGACCAAACTATAAAAGGTGTTAAATGGAAAGTAAGATATCAATATGCAGGTAATCCTAACCCTGAAAGAGATTTCTGTAGATTAATGATGAAATCTAAAAAGGTATATAGAAGAGAAGATTTAGAAAATATGAACTCTAAACTTGTTAATCCTGGATTTGAACATAATGATGAGGCATACAATGTGTTTCTTTTTGCAGGTGGTCCACGATGCAGACATTACTTCAAAAGATTAACGTTTGCGAGTGTTGAAGGTGGTGATGTTGATGTAACAAGCCCAAACGCTAAAAAAGTAGGGACAGCAGCAGCAGCAAGAAGAGGATACAAAATTACTAATCCTTATCAAGTAAGAGTGCCTAAAAACAACTTACCTTTGAAAGGGTTTCATCCAAACAATAAGAATTTACCATCAGACGTGAAATAAAATGGCAGAAGTATTATTAATAGAAAGAGCAGACTTAGTTAAGTTCACAGTTGTAGACGGAAATGTCGATACAGACCGTTTTATCCAATTTATCAAAATCGCCCAAGATATACATATCCAATCGTATCTCGGAACTGATTTACTTAACAAACTAAAAGCAGACATTGAAGCAGGTACACTATCAGGTAACTATTTATCTTTATTAGAAAATTTTGTGAAGCCTATGCTTATCCATTGGGCTATGGTGGAATATTTACCATTTGCAGCTTATACAGTAGCTAATAAAGGAGTGTACAAACATACATCAGAAAATTCATCAGATGTATCAAAAAACGAAATAGATTTTTTAGTAGAAAAGCAAAGGATAACAGCAGAGAATTACTCACAAAGGTTTGTAGATTACATTTGTTTTAATACAGCTTTATTTCCTGAGTACAATACTAATTCAGGAGCAGATGTTTATCCTAAGTCAAATTCAAATATAGGAGGTTGGTATTTATGAAAAGGTATAAGATGAAACAAAACGACATTAAGAAGCTAGAGAAATATTTAGTAAAAATGTCACAACAAAAAGACACTAAAAAGGTTAATTAAATATGTGGGGAGAAGCAGTATATAATACAATAGGTTTTGGTAAACAATCAGATGATGGAGATAACATTATTGATGAAGCTGAAACATTACTTTTAATAAGTGAAGAAGATGAAACTGCTGTATCTGAGGACTTATCTATTGATTTAGGAGGATGGGGAGCAGCATATGATAATAGTTGGTTTGGATTAACAAAATACGAAAGATAAAAAAATGGCAACAAAGAAAATATCACAATTTACAGCAAAGGCAGCAAACTTATCAGCTGATGATTTATTATTAATTTCTGATTACAATGGTAGTACATATGATTCAAAGTATGTAACAGGAGCTGAAGTATTGCAGGAAGTTATTCAAGTAGCAGTATCAGATGAAACTACAGCGTTAACTACAGGAACAGCAAAGTTAACTTTTAGAATGCCTTTTGCTATGACGGTTACAGAAGTTAGAGCATCATTAAGTACAGCAGGGTCAACTTCAGGAACTACAACAATAGACATTAACGAGGGAGGTGTTTCAATCTTATCTACATTATTAACGATTGATGCAACTGAAAAGACTTCTACAACAGCAGCGACTCCAGCAGTAATAAGTGATTCTTCACTTGCCGATGATAGCGAGATTACAATAGATATAGATGCTATTTCAGGTGGTGCAACTGAAGCAGGTTTAAAAGTTACATTAATAGGAAATAGAGCGTAATATGTTTTTAATTAATCCTTATATATTAGGTGGGGGTACATCATACGGTACTTTAACTACTAATTGGATAAGTGCAACAGGAGAAACTGATACAACTATTCTAAATGCTTTGAATGATTTTGAAACAGAAATAACAGCTATCGGTTTAAGCAAGTTTTATTATGTTTACCCATTTGTTGGGGGTACTTCAACTAAGCATTCCTTTAATTTTTTAGATACTTCAAACCATCAAATAACTTGGTTCGGTGGTGTAACACACGATTCAAATGGTTACACACCAAACGGTACTACTGGTTATGGAGATACAGGTTTCAACACGACTACAGAAGGTGTTGTAACTACAGATTTCGGTATGACTATGTATTCAAGAACAGCAAGTATCTCAGGTAATAGATGTCATATTGGTGCATCAACAGGTGCAAGTCAACATTTATTGTTAGAATTAAGTGGTAGTTGGTCGGTAGCTGCTTTTGACGATTCAAGTTTTTCTTGGTCTGATGCTACAACAAGAAAAGGTATGTTTTCAGTTATTAGAGATGGTTCAAGTAGTCAAAAATTTTATAAGAATGGAGTTTTTGATAGGTCTGATTCAGGTGTAGATAGAGGTGCTATAAATCTACCTTTATTCTTAGGTGCAAGAAATAGTTCAGGTACTGCATCTTTATTCTCAAATTCAAATATAGCTTTACAGGTAGGTCATAAAGCATTAAGCGCTACAGACTTAGCTGCATTAAATACAGCTAATACAAATTTACAAACTGCTTTATCAAGATTCATATGATAGTAAAATTAACACAAGCACAAAGAGATTCGTTAGTAGGTGTTCAATTTATGCCAAATACTTACTTTAACTTGGATTTAAAAGACATTAATAATAATTATGTGATTCACGAAACTGAAATTAATCAATGTAATATAGAATGGTTAAAACAGTTACCTTTAGAAGTGTATGAGCCAAAAGAAGAAGTTATTTAGATGGAACTTTACCAGTACATACTAACAGCATTATTAGCTATTATAGGTTACTTTCTTAGAGATGTCTATTCAAGATATAAGCAACTTGAAAAAGAACATTGGAAACTGAATGATAGGGCTATGAAATTAGAAGGTAAGATTGACAATTTAAACGAAAAAGTTCCATCTGAAATAGAGAATTTAGAGCGTATAATGGACTTAAAATTTGAGCAGTTTAACAAACAGTTTGAAGATTTATCAAGGGCAATTAGACACGCGGAAAGAACTATGAAAACTAATGCTGAAACTTTTGTACAACTTTTCAATATGAAGAAATGAGAAGAATATTAAGAGATACATTAATGAAGTTAGAAGAGGGTAGATTTCGCTACTCTCGTACTTCTTTAACTATGTTTTCAGCTTGGTTATTAGTTATCTATATGGTTATTTACGACTTGTATAAAGAAGGTTTTCGTTATGATGTATTTGTTACTATGGTTGGTGTAGCTTTAGGTACTAAATTAACAGATTCAATTAGTGAGAAATTAAAGAAATGAAGTTAGAAAAAGTAATTATAGGAGTATTAATATTAGTTTGTGTTTGGTTAGCTTTTCACAAAGTACCTAAAAATGGTGTAGATATTAAATACATCACTAAGTACGAAAAAAGAATAGACACTTTAATTAAAGATACAATCGTTTATAAGACTAAAATAAGACGTTTTAAGGACACTATTATTATTTTTAGAGATAGTGTAAGAGAAGCTAAAGAAAACAACGACACAGTCAAGATAATTACATTTCAAGATTCAGTAATAGAACAACAAGATTATACAATTAAATGGCAAGATACTTTGATAGGTCAATTAGATACTATTATAATGTATCAAAACAGAGTTAACGACAAATTAAAAGATAGTGTTATTGACTTAAACAAGAAGAAAAAGAAGAGAAAGTTACTGCATATATTGAGTGTTATTGGAATATCAACGTTATTTATAGTTAAATGAGAATATCAGAAGAGGGAAAAGATTTAATAAAGTCGTTTGAGGGGTGTAGGTTAAATGCTTACAAATGTTCAGCAGGTGTACCAACTATTGGTTACGGAAACACATATTATCCTAATGGAGACAAGGTGCAGATGGATGATGTTATTACATTACAACAAGCTATAGAATTATTTGATGACCTCATCGTAAGGTATGAACGAATAGTTAACAGCAAGTTAAAAGTAGAAGTTAAGCAGAATGAGTTTGATGCTTTAGTATCTCACACTTATAATACAGGTGGATCAACTACATTGTTCAAATTAGTTAATATGAAAGCTGATAAAGATAAAATTAAGAACTGGTTTACTACAAAGTACATCACTGCCAATGGAAAAAGGTTAAAAGGTTTAGTAATTCGTAGACAAAAAGAGTGGTTATTATATAATAAATAGTTATATTTGTAACGATTTCATAATTAATATTTAGTGTTTTAGCCCTTACTGATAAAAAAGTGAGGGTTTTTTTATGCTCAAAATCAACAACTTATAGATCAATTTAAAAATATTTTTATAAAATAGTTTGTAATTAAAAAAGAATGTATATATTTGTCCTATACAAACACACAAAAATAAATAAATATGTTAGTGATTAAAGACAAAATGTTAGCAAGTAGTTATGACTACTTCACAAGAAACGGAAAAGGTAGCTTTAATTTTGATTTATATGCAAGATTATTGACTGCTAAGGGTATCAATCCAGAAGACAAGATTGAGTTTATTAAACGTGCTAAAAACATTAAAAAATGAGTTCAATTAAAGTAATACAGGAGGGGTTAGAGAAAGACCTATCAATAGCTAAGAAAATGATTTTAGAAGATGAGAATGATTATATAATTATTCAACATTTAATGCAAAGTTTAACAATAATTAATAAGCAGTTGCTATTAGAGTTAAAATGGGAAAATAATAATAATGATAAAAAATAAGAATTATGGCAGGATGTTATGGAAGTAGTCGAGAGGATCTTTATTTTGAAAGAATGTTAGATAGATATTTAGACCAATACGAAGACTACGACGAAGAAGAAGAAAACGAAGAAGAAGAAGAAGAACAAGTTAATAACAATAAAAAATAAGAATTATGGATACATTATGGATTTACGATGGAGTTGCTTACCATTCAAGAGATTTAGCTATTTTACACGGAGCAGATGAATTAAGTTTACATTCAGTTAAGTATAATGATACATTAGATGATGATATTGAAATAGATGTAAGATTTGATGAGGTTACTTTCACAGAGTGTTACGATGAGATTCAAATAAAAACTAATCAAGATCCTGACTTCTTTGAATTAGATTTCAGTATGAGATTATTAAGCAAAGATATGAAAGGTAGAATAGAAGATAAATTATATATCTTCGCAGAAGAAAGTAAGTGTAACGATTTAGAAGATTAAGATGAGAAGTTTAGTATTAGGATTAGTAGTGTTAGTAACAGCAGTAAGCTGTAAAAAAGAAGAGATTAAACCACAAACTCAAGAACCTTTAGGAACTCAACAAGAGCAGATGTTAGAAATGAAAATCAATAAATAATGAGCCAAGTTACAGATTACGTTAAACGAGAAGTTTTAGAATTAGTCAAGCAGGGTGTAGATGTTACACCCTCTATGATTACAAAATTAAGAAAAGACTTCATTAACCACAGGAACTATTACAATAACAAAATCTTAGCTTGTGTAGATGCACAAATCTATAACCACAGAATAAAGAAAACACAATCTGAAGAAGAAGTAGTTACAGTTGATTTAGGTTACAAAAATGAATCATACCTAACAGAAGAAGAGATGATCAATGGCTATGTAGCACCGAAATATAGTGAACTATCAATAGCAGAAAAAGAGATTTGGAAAACAAAATAAGTAAATATATGTTAATTAAACAGTTAAGAACAAGAAAACAAATGGTTAAAGGTGGTGTAATTAAACAGCGTTATTTTCGATTGCTACACAAAGAACACGCCCAAGTATTAAAATCTCTAAAATATTACAAAAATGCAGAAGAGAATTGATGAGTTACTATTATCAGGTAAAAGCGTAGCTGATGTAGTTAGAATAGTATCAAATGAAACTGGTAAATCACATCAGAACGTAAGATACCACGTTAACAAGATTAAAGATAGAAATAAAGCACTAAGAGAAGAGTGTGAAGAAAAAGGTATAGACTTCGATAGTGTGAACTACTATTGGTATAAATCTGAAAAGTTTTCAATTAATGCTACACCTAAAGAAACTGTAGATTATGAGAAAATCATTAGTGACATTTTAGAACAAAAGTTTACTAAGTTAGAGAAGAAACAAATACCAGAAGTAGAGACATTTGATAGATTAGTATTTACTGATACACACGTTGGTATGGATGCATCTCGAAAGGGAGTTGCAATGTATGCTGAAGAATGGGGAGGGGAGATGTTATTCCAACGTATTGAAGAAATGGCTAATAAAATGTTATCTTGTAAACGTTCAAGCGTATTATATATAGACGACTTAGGCGATTATATGGATGGCTTTAATGGATTGACAACAAGAGGAGGTCACAAGTTGCCACAGAATATGACTAATGAAGAAGCATTTGATACAGGTTTAAAAGCTAAGTTGATGCTTGTTGACTTACTAAGTAAAGAATATGAATACATCACGTTTAATAATGTGTGTAACGATAATCACTCAGCATCTTTTGGATATACAGTTAACTCTGCATTTAAGCAAATCTGTGATGTTAAATACAATAATGTAGAAGTAGTTAATCATCTAAAGTTTATGAGCCATTACACAGTAGGAAACCACGCTTTCGTGATAACTCACGGTAAAGACGACAGGCATATGAAGTATGGATTTAAACCGATATTAGATGCAAAGCAAGTATACAAAATAGACCAGTTTTTAAAGAATGAGGGGATCTATAGAAAAGCAAAGTATATAGAAATAAGTAAAGGAGATTCACATCAATGTTTATTTGATATGTGTACATCAGATGATTTCCATTATTTTAACTTTGCTGCTTTTTCTCCATCTTCTGAGTGGGTACAACTAAACTTTACGAAAGGTCGTTCAGGTTTTACTATTATGCACATCGACAAATACACACCAAATAAATCAATATTTCCTTATTTTTTTAATAACAATTAATTATGACAAAAGCAAAACAAAGAAAGCTACAAAGATTAGCACAGTACAAAATGAATAAGCAAAGATATGACAAAGCGATAATGGTAACCTATGGAGGTTTATTAGCTTTAATAGATTATATCGAAGAGTGTAATGAAGTGTTCCCTGAACTGGTTACAACATCACTAAAGAATGAAGTAAACAGAACTCTAAACAAGGTTTACGACACTAAAGCAGAACCTGAAGTTATTGAAGAACACAACGAGATAGCAAATTTATTTAGAGAAGTTATTGCTGAATTAAAATAATTTATTATATTTGCAAAAGGGGTTATTTGTCAACTCCGATTTTTAACATTCTTTACTCTAGCCCCTGTAGAAATACAGGGGTTTTTTGTTAGGTTACACTTTAGAGTAAATAATCCGAAACCTCGCAACTAACATAAAATCAACAAGTTAAAGCGAAAAGTTACAGGTTTCAAGTTTCTCTTAATGTTTCTAAAAGTTCTAACGTAAAAAAAATAAAGTTTAATCAAACAAAAAAAATACATATAGTTTATAAATATATATATTATGTGTAACCTGTAACCTATATAAAGAATCCTTAGTGTTTATGGGGGTTTTGAATGTTACAGATTGTTGTTTTTAAACTGAAACCTTATGTAACCTGTAACTTTTTTTAATATAGTTCGTATTTATATTAAATAATTTATTATATTTGCAAATGTGAAGGGACGCACAATTAAAGACATTATTAAAAAAGGGTTTTAAATTAGTAGGTACGTCCCTCCGAAAGTTTGAAGCCCTTTTTACTTTTTAAAACTTTTATAAATGATTAGTATTTTTAGAACTTGCAAAGAGAAAAACGCAAAACCTATTAGAAACTTATCTGAACATTCCTTTTTTGATGGAGTAAAAAATGGCCAATGGCAAGATGAGGTGTTAGATTACAGAACTGGTAAAGTAGAGAAAACAAGGTTAAACTGTTTAACACCATCGGGAGTATTCTCACAAAGAGAAATAAAAGGGTTAGTAGAACATTCTAACATAATTTGTTTAGATGTTGATGCAAAAGATCAAATAGCAGTTTTTGATATTGAAGAAATCAAACAAGACCCTTACGTTTATGTAGTTCACGAATCTTGCTCAGGTAATGGAGGATATGCTATTTATGTAAAGATTGATGGTAATAAACACTTAGAAGCATTTTTAGGATTAGAACACTACTTTTTTGTTAACTATTCAATAGTATTAGATAAAGCTTGTAAAGATGTATCACGTTTGAGATTTGTATCTTTTGACCCTTACTTGTTTCAAAATAATAAATCAAAGGTATTTAAAAAGTATTTAAAGAAGAAAGAAGTACAAGCAAGGCAACATAAAACTATAGTAGTTAAATCAGATTTTGATGAAATGGTTAACAAGGCAAGTACAATGAATTTATTTGATGATTATAATGATTATATTTCATTATGTTTTGCTTTAGTTTCTGAATTTGGGGAGAGTGGTAGAAATTACTTTCACACGCTTTGCTCATCATCAAGTAAGTATAAGTATGAAGATTCAGATAAACACTTCACACAAGCTTTAAAACGTGAAAAAACAGGTATTACAATTTCAACTGTTTACTATAAATTTAAAGAAGCAGGTATTTCATTAACATCTGAACGTACAGAGCAAATAAAATCTATTGCTAAGTTAGTTGAAAATCCATCTGAAGTATTAGAAGAGTTGAATATTAAAGATGATGAAAACTTAATTGAAAAGTTTAAAGATAAATCTGATGAAGAAAAAACTGAGATTGATTTAATAATTGATTTAATTAAATTCTCTAAGGTTAAATTTAATGAAGTATCAAGAAACTTTGAATTTAATGGCGAAGAGATGAACGATAGATTATTAGCAAAGTTTTATACTCAGGTTTGGACTAAAATTGATGATGGAATTTCAAAAGATAAGATATTTACATTAATACAAAATAGAGATAATTCTGAAAGTTATAATCCTATTCACGATTGGTTTAATAAAAATAAACATATCGAAGCTAAAGGTAATTTTGATGAGTTAGTTAAATGTTTTAATATTGAATCTCACATTTATGAAGAGAATAAGGTTTATAACGTAACAGATTATTTAGATGTATATCTTAAAAAATGGTTATTAGGTTTGATAGGTTCTGCTTTTGGTACTTATTCATTAATGATTTTAGTGTTAAGTGGGGAGCAAGGAATTAAGAAAACAGAGTTTTTTAGAAATTTACTACCTAAAGATTTAAGAAAGTTTTATGCTGAATCTAATTTAGATGAGGGTAAAGATTCAGAAATATTAATGACTAAAAAATGGTTAATTATTGATGATGAATTTGGTGGTAAATCTAAAAAAGATGCAACAAAATTGAAACGTTTATCTTCACAGCAAAGTTTTTCTATTCGTATGCCTTATGGTAGGGTATCAGAAGATTTAAACAGATTAGCAGTTTTAGGTGGTACTTCTAATGATTATGAGATTATTAATGACCCTACAGGTAACAGAAGGATTATTCCTGTTAACTTAATATCTTTTGACTTTGATAGATTTGATAAGATTAATAAAACTGAATTGTTTATCGAATTGTATAAGGAATGGGAACAAGATAAAAAAGGGTGGTTCTTAACAAAAGAAGAGATTGAGCATCTTAATATGGCTACTACAAAGAACGTTCAGGTAATGTCAGAAGTTGAGATTATTGATAGGAATTTAAGATATGACCCTTATTCAAAAATGACTAATACAGATATAAAATTAGAATTAGAAAAGTTGTTCCCAAGTTTAAGAACATCATCTAAAAGAATAGGTCAAGCTTTAAAGCTTTGTGGATATGAACAAAAGATTAAGAAGATAGATGGTAAAACAACAAGATATTACGAATGTATTTTTAAATAAGAATTATGTTAAGGGACTATCAAAAAGAAGCAATACAACAGTTTGAAACATCTGAATCTAAAAACATACTTTTACAGATGCCAACTGGTGCAGGTAAAACTTTCACATTTTGCGAAGTAGCTAAAAGGTATAATCAAAAGAATAATAAGAAAGTATTAATATTAGTACACCGTACAGAATTATTAGAACAAGCTAAACGTTCTTTAGGTCAGAGATGTTTCGCAATAGAAAAAGGTGTTAAAAATATATCACACCATTATGATTTTTATGTTGGTATGGTTGAAACATTAAACCGTAGATTAGATAAAATACCTGCATTTGGTTTAGTTATTATTGATGAAGCACACATAGGTAACTTTAAGAAGATGCCATTCTTTGCTGATTCAGAGATAAAAGTTTTAGGTGTTACTGCTACTCCTGTAGCTGAACAGCCTTTAGCTGATTATTATAATAGAATGTTAATGCCTGTAACCATTAATAAGTTGATTGAAGATAAATACTTATTGAATTGTCAAGTTTATGGTTTTGCATCTGATTTAGTAGCAACACAAAAATTTAAAGTTAAACGAGGGGATTTTGATGATAAGCAGTTAGAAGAGTTTTATTCATCTGAGAAGATGGTTAAAAATGTTATTAGAGCATATAACGAAAAGTTACATAATCAAAAGACATTAATATTTAATGTGAATGTAAAACACAATCAAGCTGTTTATAATGCTTTTAAAAGTCAAGGTTATAATGTTTATTCATTAACTGGCGAAACACCAACGAATGAACGTAAAGATATACTTAAAAGATTTAAAGAAGAAGATAATGCAGTTCTTTGTAATGTAGGTGTATTAACAGCAGGATTTGATGAACCAAGTGTTAAGGGTGTTATATTGAATAGGGCTACAAAATCTTTAGCTTTATATCTTCAGATGATAGGTAGAGGTTCAAGATTATATCCAAACAAAGATAAGTTTATTGTTTTAGATTTAGGTAAGAATACAATAAGACATGGTTTTTACGATGGTTATTTTAATTGGAATAAGTACTTTCTTAATGGTACTAAGAAGAAAAAAGGTACAGAGAAAGAAGGTGCAGCACCGATAAAAGAATGTCCTGATTGTGGGTTTACTTTACATAGCAGAAAAGTAAGTTGTGATAATTGTGGACACGACTTTGAAGAGGAACGTGAAAGACAAAAGAAAGAAGAACGTGAAGAGAAGTTATATCTTCTAACAAAAGAAAAACCTATCAATATTCCTTATGATAAGTTATATGAACTTGCTGAGAAAAGACAATGGAAACCTTATGCAATGTTACATAAGATACAGGAACATATTTTAAAGTATCAAAAGAGATATGCTGATATAGTAGATGATGAATTTTGTGAAGCACAGGCATTAATAGAATTATCAAACTGGTGTATAAAACACAATAAGAAGAATAATAAATGGCACAAAGAATTAATGATTAAACAATTAAATGAAAAGAGAAATGCAGAAGTCAGAAAGTAAGATACAACAAGAGATTGTAGTATGGTTTAGAAACAATAACCTGAAAACAAATAACATTATTTTTAGTGTACCTAACGAGGGTAAAAGTGCAAAGGAGCAAATGTTTAAGAAAGCTACAGGTTTAATGTCAGGAGTTAGTGATTTGATATGTATTAATGATGGAGAGGTTATATTCGTTGAATGTAAAGATGCAAAAGGTAAGCAATCAGATAAACAAATTAAGTTTGAAGAGGTAGTAAAAACACAAGGTTATAGATATATTTTAGTAAGAAGTTTAGATGAATTTAAAAATAAATTAAAAAAATAGTTGTAAATCAATTTATAATAACTATCTTTGACAAAAAAACGATTATGAACAAAACAAGATTAATTCAAGTAAAAGTAGATAAGGCTAACCAAAGCTTTATCAAGAAAGTTGAGCCTATTGCAAAGCTAAATGGCTACGAGTACAAACCTGAAAGAGTGAACTATTGCTTAACAATGTTAAGAGAATTACACGAAGCAGGTAAATTCGATTTAAAAGATTTTATTAAGTAACACAAAACAATTAATTATGAAGATTTACAAAGCATTATCAGATTTTCAAAACGAAGTACCAGTAATACATAAAGGAACGCAAGGTTATGGTTATAGTTATGCAGATTTACCTGCTATCTTTGAAGTTATCAATCCACTACTAAAGAAGCATGGTTTAGGATTCACTCAACCAATAATGGGAGATACAATCAAGACTATTATCTTTCATACAGAAAGTGGCGAAACGATAGAATCATTAACACAGATTCCTCAAGGTGTAGCATTAAAAGGAATGAATGACTTTCAGGTATTAGGTTCAGCAATTACATACCTTAGAAGATACGCATTGAGCAGCGTGTTAGGTTTAGTAACAGATAAAGATACAGATGCAGGAGGTCAACAAGTATTAAAGAAAAAAGAGAAGATTACAAACGATAGATTTGAGAAAGCTTGTCAATTAATAGCAGATAAGAAGTACAGCATTGAATCATTAAAAGAATCTTTTGAACTAACAGAAATACAAGAAAAAGCATTATTAACACTTTAATAACAAATAATTATGAATGAAAATTTAGACATCGACAGAGAAAGAGAAGAGTACGAGTACAACAACGTACAGCAATCACAGGACAGATTAGAAATAGTTAAATCTGTAGGTATGCCCAACGTAGTATCAATAATTGATGGTATAGTATCAGATGTAGAAGTAGGTAACATTAACCCATTAGATGCTTTTGCTATCTTCAAAAAGATGGAGGCAATGTTTAACGAAGCTAAGAAGTCAATAGATAGTTTAGCAGTAGATGAAGCAGAAACATTTGGAGAGTCTACATTCACACATAATGGGCAAAAGTATGAGGTACGCAATGGTGCAACAAGATACTCATTCAAAGAGATTCCTGAATGGATAGAAGCTAACAAAAATCTAAAGCAGATTGAAGAGAAGTACAAAACAGCTTACAAGAATAGACAAATGAATTTAAGTTCATTAGATGAAACAACAGGGGAGTTGTTACAACTTCCAACAGTAACAAAAAGTAAATCAAGTTTAATAGTTAAAAATAAATAGTTATGAGTGCAATTATCAATGCAAGTATCGACCTATCTAAAGTAGATAGTTCAAGAATCTTTGAAAAAGATGGGAGAAAGTGGTTAAGCCTTTCAATCAGTGTAAACGATGAAACTAACTACGGTAATAACGTAGGGATAGCTTTATCTCAAACTAAAGAAGAACGTGAAGCTAAACAGCCTAAAACGTATTTAGGTAATGGTAAAGTAGTATGGAACAATGGAACTATTGTGAACGCTACAAAAGATGCTCCAGTAGACACATCTAACGATTTACCTTTCTAATTATTAACTAAGCACCCTACTAAGATTAAATTAACATTTAATAAACATATGATAACGGTAGGGTGTTTTTAACTTTAAACAAATGAAAGCATTTTTAATATTTATAGCAGTAGCAGGAATAGTGAGTTTAGTAGCACCAATGGTGTACGGAATCATAGCAGGAATAATAGACAGTTTAAACAAGAATAAATGAAAATAGGAGATAATATATTAATTACAGAATCAGCTTATGGAAGTGATTTACTAACTGTAGGTAAAGAATATGAAATATTAAATTTTGATTTTGATGGAGAACCAGTTGTAACTTTAGATGATGGTTACAAGATAGGATTATGCTTAAATCAAATAGAGTACATACTAAAACCAACAGATAACAAACCAAAGCAATACCAAATAGGTATAGATACTTTTCAACGAGCAGAAGCTAATATGACTAAAGATGAAATCTTTGCTTGTGTAAGGTTTAACATCGACAAATACAACTGGAGAAAGAAAGGACAAGACAGAGAAGATTTTGAAAAGATTATGGATTACGCTGCTTGGGCATTAAAACAAATGAAATGAAGATATTAAATTTATATAGTGGAATAGGTGGAAATAGAAAATTGTGGGGAGATGAACACGAAATAACATCTGTTGAATACAACGAAAGCATAGCAAATATTTATAAGGATCTTTATCCTAATGACAAGGTAATAGTATCGGATGCACACGAATATTTACAGGAACATTTTAAAGAATTTGACTTTATTTGGAGTTCACCACCTTGTCCAACACATAGTAGAATGAGATTTAAAGCGTATTGTAATGGTAAGGGAAAAGCATTATTTCCTGATATGAAACTTTATGAAGAAATATTATTCTTGCAACAATACACAAAGAATACAAATATTAAATACGTTGTTGAGAATGTGAAAGGATGGTACAACCCTTTAGTAGAACCACAATCTATTGGTAGACATTACTTTTGGTCGAATTTAGAGTTACCACCTATTAAAATAGTTAGTAATTCAACAGGGAATAATAAAGGAATGACATTAAAGAAGAAAATGGATGCTAAAGGTGTTGATATTACTGATTGGCATAACTACAAAGGAGATAAAAGAACATTGCTAAATAATTGTGTTGAACCTAAACTTGGATTACATATTCTTAATTGTGCGATTAATAAACAAATGAAATGAAGATATTAAATTTATACGCTTGTTTAGGTGGTAACCGATACAAGTGGGATGAAGTAGCAAAAGAAAAAGGAATTGAAATAGAAGTTACAGCAGTAGAGTTAGATGAAGAAGCTGCTAAATTATATCAAGAAAGATTCCCAAATGATAAAGTAATAGTGGCTGATGCACATCAATATTTATTAGACCATTATAAAGAATTTGATTTTATATGGTCAAGTCCACCTTGCCCAAGTCATTCACGAGCAAGATTTGCCCGTAGAAATACAACAACTGCTGTTTATCCTGATTTAAAATTATATGAAGAAGTGCTTTTTTTAGAAAATTATTTTGATGGTAAATATTGTGTTGAAAATGTCATCCCTTATTACGATCCTTTAATACCTGCACAAAAAAGAGGTCGTCATTTATACTGGACTAATTTTAACTTACCTACAGACTTAAACGAAAGAAAAAGTTCAATTATAGAGGGTAAAGATGAAGTAAATAAATTGTGTGAATTTCATGATTATGATTTCAGAAAGTACAAAGGTACTCAAAGGGTGGATAAAATGGCGAGAAACCTTGTAGATTACGAAGCTGGAAAAACAATATTTGAAACAGCATTAGGAATAGTTAAGAAGAAAGAAGTAAATCAAATAGATATTTTTGACATAATAGACAAGTAAAATGAAGAAAAGAGTTAAATACATACTAAACCACAAAACAACATACTTAGCATTTAAACATAATTACGAAGTAGAATCAGAAGATGAGAACTTTTACTACTTTAAGTTCGGAGATGAACTAATAAAATATCCTAAATTTTATTTCATAGTGATTAACAACTAATCAAAAAAATGATTATATTTACGTCGTAACAATAAACGACAAAAAAGTGAGCCTATTAGGAGAATTAAGTAAGTACCATAATGAATGGTTAACCATCGTTAAGTCTTTTGGAGAGAAGAATGAACACGAGGATATAGTTCAAGAGATGTACTTAAAATTAAACAAGTACACCAAGCTAGAAAACATACAACAAAATGGTAAATTAAATAAATCCTACGTTTGGCTCACTTTACGCAACCTATACTACAACAAACAAAATCAATCAAACAAGGTTTATTATATAGATATAGAAGACTGTAGGTCGATATCTGCTGAAGATTACAACAAACTACACTTTGAATCACAATCAAAGATAAGTGAACGTATTCAACAAGAGATAGACAGTTGGCACTATGCAGATAAGATCCTATTCGAAATATATCTAAAAGAGAAGAAGTCAATGCGACAACTTGCAAAAGAGATAGACATCAGTTTAACGACTGTATTCTGGACTATAAAAAGATGTAAGCAAAGACTATTTGAAAGCGTAGGAGAAGACTATGAAGATTATTTGAATAACGATTACGAATTGATATGAGTGAACAAAAACCAAAAGCAAAAAGAACAAGAAAACCAAGAGCAAAGAGTAAGGGTTTAGGCGATAGTATAGAGAAGGTAACTAAAGCTACAGGGATCGATAAAGCAGTTAAATTTATTGCAGGAGAAGATTGTGGGTGTGACAAAAGAAAAGAGTTCCTAAACAAACTATTCCCATACAAACAAATGCAATGTTTATCAGAAGAGGATTACAACTACTTAACATTATTCTTTGAAACAAAAGAGAATGTATTAGCACCATCACAACAAAGAGTGCTACTTACAATCTATAACAAAACATTCAACACAAAGGAACAAATGACATCGTGTCCTGATTGTTGGCGTAAAATGATAAGTGAATTAAAGAAAGTTTATAATGAGTACTAAACTAACAGAATTATTTGAATGGTATCAGTTTGACATCCATATTGATGAGACTATGGAGCTTTATCATAAATCATTCTTTATGGTTTGTAATAATTGAATAAACAAAACAAAATCAAATGGACAAAAGAAAGAATAACGGTGGTGCAAGGAAAGGTGCAGGTCGTAAACCAAAGGATGAAGAACAAAAGATAAGGGACTTAATGAAACCTTACTCATTAGATGCTATTCAATGTTTAGCTAATATCATAGTAGATGAGAAAGCAAGGCATTCAGACAAGATAAGTGCATCTAAACTTATAATAGAGTACACCTATGGTAAACCAAAAGAGACAGTAGAAACTACACATAACATTAACGAGTTCAATATAAAAGATGTCTTTAAGCTTAAATAGTAAGTACACACCTTTATTTAATAACGATAACAGATA